CTGCATCCGGGTCTATGAGCAGTTCGGAGAACTTGCTGGGCCGGAGCAGGTTCCAAGACTGCAGGAACGGTATCAAGAGTATTCGGCTAACGGTCTAATAGAAATGCTTTCTATGTCGGCAGAAATGAGAGAACAGGTGACGGCAGATATGCCGGTGAGGGAGATCCGGGAGCTGAAACGGGAAGCTAAAAAAGTTGTGACGTCACAACCGGAAGAGGAGCAGCTGCCTGGCCAAATGGATATAACCGATTTTCTGGATGATCCGGAGGAAGAACAGGAACCGGAGAAAATTGCCTTCCTTCCAGAGGTTAAAACATCCGGAAGCTTTATTCTCGCTACGGAAGACTTGGCGGAGGGGGATCTGAATGAAGAACAGGCTGCCGACAGGCAGCAGGAAAACGGTTGCCCTCCTGGAATCTCTTCCTGTATCCGGCAAAACTGGGGAACTAGCGAAAAGGATCAGGAAGAGGGAAGAAAGGAATGCGCTGCCTGTTGGAAACACTGGAAAGCACTCCGCAAGACTACCCAAGCCGAACCGCTTCAGGAAGAGGAGGAGGGAACACAGGAAAATGCGGAAGAACATTCCTGGCCTAAAACCTGCATTACAGGATGGAGTAAGTCCGGAAACTGCGTTTGCTGTGAATATGGCGGAGTCAGGTGCTGCAAAGACTGCGAGGAGGACTGTAACTGCCGGTGTGGATGGATTCCAGAAGAAGTTCAGAAGCCGAACGTAGAGGAGGAAGAGCCAGAAGAGCAGCAGAAAGTACAAAGAAGCATAAGCATTGAGGGATTACTGGAAAAATACGAAAAGGAACTGATGGAGATGCAGGAAGCTTTCCGGGACACGCCTAAAGAGCAGTGGCCCCTGGCTGTGGAGAAAACGCAGATTTTGACGTCGGCCCTTCGGCTCTTAGCGGAGCACGAAAGACAGCAGCAGGAAGAGCCAGAGGAGCAGTCAGAGCTGCCGCCGATGAAGAATAATGATCAGAGGAAGGAATGGCTGAGAAATTACCAGGCCTGGGGACTGTGGTATGAAGATGCTCACATCGGAGTCCGGTATTACAGGTACGAGTTTGATAACGGAGCCCAGCTGATTGCCGAGGAATATCCGGCAGCAGGAAAACGGGATTTTACAGCATCTTACCTGCATCTGGTGGGCGGGCCGGAACCGCCGAAGCTTTCAAGCTATGGCTGCCCAAAATGGAACCGGCACGAACGGTATACCAAACATCCGGACAGCGAGACGGAGCTGGTGGAATTTTTGAAAGCGGTGCAGAAATAAATTGACATTGACGGAGGACAGAATGGCACTCATTAAGGCATTAATAGTAAATGTGGCAATATCCGCTGTCTGGTACGGGCTAGAGTGGATGCAGTACAAAGAACTGCAATGGTGCAGAGTCTGTGATAATGTGGTTTGGCTATTGTATCTGATGATATTATGGTGGCTGCTTTCACACCAGAACTGAGGTTTAGCTTAACACATGATTGGAGGTTTGTCTTATGAAAATTGGTAACAAAGTTGTTATGAATGACAAATACAAGGTCTCGGACAAAAACAAAGGAAAGGTATTCGTTGTAAGAAGTAACCCATGGAATGTAAGTGGAACGCAGTGTGTGCTGCTGGAAGGTTATAGTGGTGGCTACGCTGTAGATGGCTTAACTGTGATTGAATGTTACAAGTTAGGCAAGTATCCTTGCCATATTTGTGATGGAGATTACTGTAATGGTCTGTTGAATCGTTAAACTGGTATTCAGGTATGTGAAAAAGCCCAGCTGACCATAGAAGTGACACCAGAGATGGAGATTGATTTTTTTGAGTGCTGGGATATGGCGAAACATACAAAGGAGTTTAAAGATTGTGACTCCTGCAGCTGGAACGGCCAGAATATTACTTGTGGGACATCTGCCTGTGAGATTGTGGCCGAATGGGGCAGCAGGGAAGGAAAGATATGTTATGACTGAATTAAACTGGTTTATTTGCGGAGACTGTATGGATTATTTACCCTTGTTTCCGGATAACTATTTCGACCTTGCCATTGTGGATCCTCCTTATTTTTCAGGTCCAGAGCGCAGAGAATACTATGGCAGGAAAATAAGCCCAATCGGAGTACAGCGATATTACGAACCATCCGAAAAATGGGAAGTACCAGGGCTGGGATATTTTCAGGAGCTGGAACGGGTTTCCAAAGAGCAGATCGTGTGGGGATGCAACTACTTTGATTATCATTTCCCGCCAGGCCGGATTGTCTGGGACAAGTGCAATGGAGGCAGTAGCTTCTCAGACTGTGAGATTGCTTCCTGTAGCTTGCATGATTCGGTTCGGCTGTTCCGGTACATGTGGAACGGGATGTTCCAGGGAAAGAGCTTGGAAGAAGGAACAGTGCAGCAGGGCAATAAAGTTCTCAATGAGAAAAGAATCCATCCGACGCAGAAACCAGTAGCTTTGTATGATTGGCTGCTTGCGAAATATGCAGTTCCAGCAGCAAAAATTCTTGACACTCACGTTGGCAGTGCAAGCAGTTTAATAGCGTGTCATAAAGCGGGAGTCAGTTATATCGGATTTGAAAAAGACAGACATTATTATGAGTTGGCAAATGAACGTCTGGAAGAATATAAATCTCAGATAACTCTCTGGGACTGCGGGTTAGAAAGGAGAACGAAATGGGACGGTTAACAGAAAGAGATAAAGTTGGAAACTGGGGCCTAAAAAGAATTCAGTGGGAGAATTTGCTCATAGGAGTACCAATCGCACGGGAAACCTATGAGGCACTATATGGGGCGCTGTGTAAGCTGAGAGACTACGAAGACACGGGTCTGAGTCCAGCAGATGTGGAAGAGCTTCGCCGGCAGCAGGACAGATGGATCCCAGTAGAGGAACGACTGCCAAAGGAAGAGATGCCTGTTTGGGTAACAGTAAAACATTCGAGTTGGATTTCAGACTATGGCTCTGACTTCATCCCAAAAGAAGAATGGATGCATCATCCAGAGAGTAGAGGCACACATAAAGGAAAATATGAAGAGGGGATCTGGTGGTATGAGGATGAAGAAAACGAATGGATACGCTGTGATGAACCAGGCGAAGAAAGAGACCTTGGAGTTGTATACAGCACAGTGATTGCCTGGCAGCCATATACAGAACCAGAACCGTATCAATCAAATGTGCCAGAAGCCAACCAAAACATAGCCTATCAATTTTTCAGAAACAGATTTGAAGGTGTAAAATAAGAATGAAATATACTTATGACGTAATAGACAGGCAGACAAAAAAGCAGATTCTCTGCGATGCACCTGCACAGAAAGTGCGCGAAGCGCTGGGAGAATCCCTCGCCGTCTCTTATCACGCATTAAACGAAATTTTATATAAGGGCAGATACCAGATAAACTACAACCGATATAGAGAGGAAACAAAGAAGGAAGCATTTATCAGGGAATGGGAAGAAGCAGTAAGACGCTGCAGGACGTATCCGCATCTGGAGCGAATTAAGATAACGCCAATGGAGGAGAACGAATGAAACGTAAGGTAATGCTATTTATTGTATCAACATTGATTGCATGTGCGCTGCCAGGCTGCAGCAGTCAGATGGCCGCAAAATCCTTTGGCGGGGATGTGACGTTAAAACTGGAGGCCGGAAGAAAATTAGAGGAAATCACCTGGAAAGACGACTCGCTCTGGTATCTGACACGGCCGATGCGTGAGAATGAAAAACCAGAGACACACCTTTTTGAACAGTCCTCAATGTGGAAAGTGTTTGAGGGCACGGTGACGGTCATAGAAAGCACGGCGACTCCGAGCAGTGCAGAGGGAGAGCCGGAGGAAGCCGGCAGCGGAATGGGAAGCTGATAGTTCCGGAAAACGGGCAGCAGAACGGGAAGCATCAGAAAAAAACAGGAAACAGGATGGCAACGCGGAAAGTTCTGGGAAAGAGGCAGCAGGATGGCAGCGCGGGCAGCAGGACAGGAGGAGAGACCAGTGGTTAAGATTACAAAAAAACTTTTAAGCGACTACAGAAAAATAAAACAATCGATTCCGCTTCTGGAGGCAGAGCTCCAAGAAATGAAAGAAACAGATGCTGGAATTGGAAATAGTACAGTATTTGACTATCGGACTGGATATGGCAGACCTCAGAGTGTGGTTGGATTTGATGAGGACTTATATAACCGCAGAGAAAAGACGTTGGAAAAGAAAAAGGAACAGGTTAGAGCGGTAGAGCAGTGGATCAATCAGATTGAAGAGGGGCAGGCGCGCTATGTTTTCAAGATGTATTACATAAACGGAATGACATGGGAAAAAATTGCTGTTAAGACTGGGTACAGTAATAGCCCAGATTATCCGAGATTATACATCAGGGATAAATATTTAAAAGAACATGGAATAAAATAAAAAATATCGGAAGTATCGG